CCGTTTCAGATAGTCCCAGGCGACCGACTTGGCCTGCGAGCGGAACGGCGCGACGTAGGCGTAGTGCGCGTGAGGCTGGCGCGCGGTGATCGCGGCGCGGATCAGGTCGTTGATGGCGGCCACAGTTTTGCCCGCGCGCCGATGGGCGACGAGGCAGGCCCAGCGGTGGCTGCGGCGGTGGAACGGCATGAACGCTTTGCGCGGGTTGTACGGCATCCGAACGCGCGCATCGCGCAGCTCGGTCACGTCGGCTCGCCCCACTCGTAGATGATGCGCTGCGGGCCGCCTTCGGGGCCGCTGTTCTCGTGGCGCTGCGTCTCGGCCCAGCGCATCTGCGCCTTCGTCCACCAGATCATCGCGGTGGTGTCGCCCTGGATGACGGCCTTGTTGAACAGCGTTTTGGCGACCTGCGCGCTGGCCTTGGCCTTACCAACCGCAAGCTCGGTCTTGTAGTATTTGCGGAGCGTCTCGTCGCTGATGCCGATCAGCGCGGCGATCTGGTCATGCGGCAGGCCGAGGCCGGAGGCCTGTTCGACCTGCTTGCGACGCTCTTCCGTCGGCTTGTGCGCGGGCATCACCATGCGAATAACCTATGCGCTCCTGATGCGGTTGAAAAGACGGCGCAGGACGTAGGACCGCGCCAGCGAGATCGCGGTGAACAGCGCGCCGATCGCGAAGCTGTCGAAGGCGGTCGGGTGCAGGCCGAACAACGGAAGCACCACCGCGTTGGCAGCGACCGCGACCAAATAGCCGATGGCGACGTTCGCCACGGCTTCGATTGCGCTCATGCGTCGGCTTTGCATCGCTCGGTCGCCATGTCAGCGAAGCTGCGGCCATCGCCCTCCAGAGTCGCAGCCTGCCCGGTGAACTCCTGCCAGCGCTTCACTGCGACATCGACATAGGCCGCATTGAGCTCGATCGCGTGGCACGCGCGGCCCGTCATCTCGGCGGCGATGATGGTGGTGCCTGACCCGCTGAACGGCTCGTAGACCGCCTGCCCCGGCGAGGAGTTGTTCTCAATGGGGCGCTTCATGCACTCGACGGGCTTCTGCGTGCTGTGGCCAGTCTCAGACTTGCGGGGCTTGTCGATCTGCCACAGCGTCGATTGTTTTCGGCCGCCGTCGTAATGGCCCTTGCGGCCCTTTCGAACGGCGTACCAGCAAGGCTCATGCTGCGGATGGTAGTCGCCTCTGCCGATCACGAACTGGCTCTTCGCCCAAATAATCTGCGCGCGAATGCCCAAATCACAGGCCATCAGGCTTTCGGCCACAACGTGCGCCATGTTTCCCGCATGCCAGACATAGGCAACATCACCGGGGAACAGCGCCCATGCTTCGCGCCAGTCGGCCTTGTCGTCGTTCTTGACCTTTCCTACGGCGCGAGCGCCGTAGGGCTTGCCGTTCTTGCGATCGACTTCGTTTCGCCAGTTGGCGTCGTACTCGACGCCGTAAGGCGGGTCGGTGACCATCAGGTGCGGCTTGACGCCGCTCAACGCCTTTTCGACCGCAAGCGGATCGGTGCAGTCGCCGCAGACCAGCCGGTGCCGCCCCAGTAGCCACACGTCGCCCGGCACCGCGATCGGCTGCTCTGGCGCCTCTGGGATTGCATCGGGATCGGTCAGGCCCTCGGTTCCCGGCGCGGCCATCAGCGCGTCGAGCTCCTCGGTCGAGAAGCCGGTCAGCGCCACGTCGAACTCCAGGCCGCGCAGGTCGTTGATCTCCAGCCGCAGCAGTTCGATGTCCCAGCCGGCGTTAAGCGCTAGCTTGTTGTCCGCGATGACGTAGGCTCGCTTCTGCGCCTCGGTCAGGTGCGAAAGCCGGATCGCCGGCACATCCGGCATCTTCAGCTTGCGGGCCGCCAGGACGCGGCCATGGCCCGCGATGATGCCATTCGCTTCGTCCACGAGAACGGGGTTCGTGAACCCGAACTCTCGGATCGACGCCGCGATCTGGGCTACCTGCGCGTCGCTGTGGGTGCGCGAGTTGCGGGCATATGGGATCAGCGCCTCGACGCCGATGCGCTCGATCTGGATCATGTAATTTTATTGCGCCAATTTTAGCCATGCGTCAAGCGCATAACGCCCCGCGTTCTTTGCAATGGTCATCCTGCACCGGCGGTGTATGTTCCTTTCATCGAAACCGGCGCCGAGGCGCCAAACCAGGGAGGCCCACATGGCCGACTTCCAGATCCTCTCCTCCGACTTCGCCGCCACCGAGGTGGTCGTTCGCTGCGCGAGCGAGGCCGCCAAGCAGCGCCTGGGCGGCGCGGTGTCGTTCACGGTTCGCAAGTCGGAGCTGCCCGCGTGCTGCGCGAAGATCACGGGCGAGGGTTTTGAGTGGGAGCTCGCCTGACGCATAGCGGGGTTGCAGGAAACGCACTCCTCAACCCCGCAACCTTCCCGCAGTATCCACGCATCAACCAACCCACGGAGACGACGATGACCAACTACTACCGCCCGAGCCGCTTCGCCCCGACCGGCAAGCCCAAGCAGGAATGGTCGATCGGCAGCACGGTCAAGGTCGGCTTCCTGACCCTGACGGTCGCCCACAAGATCCTGACGCCCGGCGGCGAGCCCGATGTCTACCGCCTGACCGGTCGCAACGGCGCGCAGTACGACTTCGTGCCGCACGGCGGCCTGCACCGGGTGGCCTGACCATGCGCGTCCACCCGACCATGAGCCTCACCCGCCTGCGCCACGCGATGCGCGAGGCCAGCCTCCTCGACGCCGAGCAGCTGCGCGACGTGCTTCTGCGCCGAGGCGTCGCGGACACCGACCTGATGACCGCCGGAGAGTGGCAGGACGCGGTCAGGACCGCCTACAAGCGTCTGCCGAGGCATCTCCGGCCCGAAAACGCCTAGAACGGCCCTAGGAACGCCGGAAGCCGGTCGCCCGCTACCCTGCCATGGGTTAGCGGGCTTCCGGCGTTCCTGCGCCATCCTCTGGGCCGCGCGAGGCATCCGAGGCGAACCGGGACCGGAACTTCTCCATCGTCGCCTCGAATTCCGCCTTCTGCTCGTCGGTCATCGTGGACCACTTGCCAGCCGGCCTCGACCCCTCCGCCGGCAGCGCGACCGCCCGGCGCAGCTGGTGGCGCTGGGCCTTCGCCGCCGCGACCTCGGCCTCGAGGTGCTCGCAGACCTCGGCGTAGCTGGGAAACCACCTGAACTTGCGCGCCGCCGCGTCGAGGCTCGCCCGGCTGAACGCTGACCCCGGATATTCCAGCATCGCCGCGTAGGCCCTGGCCTTGGCATCGCCGTCGGCCTCGCCCGGCTTGGTCGCGGTCAGGGTGCCGAGCGCCGAGATCCAGCGCAGCGCCAGCGCTTGCGGCGCGGGCTGCAGGGCGGCCTCGATCGCGGCTAGAGCCCGCTCAGCCTCGGCCTTCTGGGTCGAAGAAATCGCCAGCGGGGCGCCCGGCTGCTCGGTCTGCATCCTCCCGAGCAAGGCGCTCAGCGAGAACGATAAACCCGTTGCGGGACTGAGATCGAGATCCTGTGCCATTGCCCTGCTTCCTTTCCGATGTCCGGCGCACCCAGTTGCGCCAGGTTGCCGACCAGTTGGTCTTGCGCCCGTCCGCGCCGGGCTTTGCGTGCCAGTAGTCGCGGAACGACGCCGCCTCGCGGTCAACCGCGACGCCTAGGCCGGCCGCGAACGCGCGGTCATCCTCCGTCGGAGCCCAGTCCGCCGGCAGGCGCGTCCCGCGGTCGGCGCGCTCTGCGCGCGTCCCCCCGGACCCCCCAGAACTAAGAGGGACGTCTCCGATATCTCTTTCCTCTCTATTCCTTTCCTCTCCTCTCCTCTCCTTGGAGTCCGTTACGGAATCCGTAACGGATTCTCTACGCACCCGTGCGCGCTCCGCAGCGGCCTCCGTGGCGCGTCGCGTGCGCTCGGCTTGGCGGCCCTTTTTGTCCCATGCTTCTAACGCCTTCTCGGCCACAACCGGGTGGTAGAGACGGCCATCGCTGCACCGCACAAAACCGCGCAGCGCGCCAGCCTCGCGAACCCGCCTCCAGGTCGCCATGTCGCGTCCGTAGCCGGTCAGGCGGGCCAGCAGGGCGTCGTCGTCGGGCAAGCTGGCGGCGGGAACCTGATGCCAAGCGGCGCACCACGCGAGGACCGCCGCGCGGAAGACTTCGCCGTCCTCGACGCCCGCGATGTCGCTGTCGCGCAGCCGAACCACGTCGAGCGGCATGTAGGTGAAATTCCGGAGATCGACCTCCGGCGGTACTAGCGGGTCCATCAGCGCCCTTTCGCGTTGATCCGGCCCGCCGCGCGCGATAGGTTCAGCGCGCCATTGTGGCCGGACTGGTTGGTGCAGTCCGTTGCGCCCCGCCCGGTTCCAGCCCGGCGGGGCGCGTAATTTGTGCGGGTCGTCAGCGTTTCAAGTCAAGCACGAACGCGATGTGAGCGGCTTGTGTAGCGTCTGTCGAACGGGCGTTGAACGGACGTTGAGCGGGCGCTAGACCGGTGTTCAACGGGCGTTCAGCTTCTCGTTCTTTCGCATCAGCGTTTCGTTGCGAAGGCGCAGCTTGTGCATTTCGTACTTGATGCTGCTGATCTCGTCGCGGAGCTTTTCGACGCGCTGGTCGCATCTAAATCTGTAGTCCCGCCTCATCTCCTCAATGTGCTCGCGGTGAGCGACTTCGCGATCTGCAGACGTGAGTTGATCGATAAGGCCCTGCAGATTTTCGATTTCCTCTCTTGACGCCTCAAGCGCCGCCTTTAGCACTCGGTTTTCGCGCAGTTGCGCAAACAGCGCTGTATCGGACATCTCCAGCTCTTTCGTGAGCCGAGTGACTGCGTCGGTCGACTCTTCTTCGCGCATGTCGAACTCTCCCGTTTCATTGGTTGGTTGGCGGGTCCGATCCATCAGGTAAACGACCCGGCCAGGGGCCTGTTGACGCGTCGCAACTGGCGCTGGATTGGTTTTAGGGTTCCGCCGCCCGCCGGCGACGGCAAGGGAGGGCCTGGCCGGTTTCTAAAGCGCGAGGTCGAGCTGGACCCCGAGCCGATCAGCGTAGAGCGCGACCGCCTGCAGCCGCTCCTGCTCCTTCGCCCGCTTGCGCTCGTCGCGGCGCAGCTGCACCACGCGCACCAGCGCAGCGGGGTCGTAGCCCGCGGACTTGATCTCGACGCGCAGCTGCTTGATGTCCTCGCGCGCTTCGTCGGCGGCGTCGAGCAGGCGGGTCAGGCGGTCGGCGTAGCTCGTCAGGTCGTCGTTGATGCCGGTCATTCGTCGATCTCCTCTAGGTAGACCTCGGCGCGCGGCGTCGTGCGGTCGAGGTGGTGATACAGGTGCATTTCCCGCACCGCGCGGTCGTTGCGGTAGATGCGGTTCTGCAGTGCGTCCAGCAGCAGGCTCGGATCGAGGTCCGGCCTGTTGCTGCTGTAGTAGATGTGCGCGGTCAGCCTGATCGGGGACAGCAGCTGGCTATCCGGCGGCAACTCCGGCACCTGCCGCGCGACGGCCTCGACGTAGGCCAGCCCCTTCTCGGACTTGATGACGCGCAGCTTCGTGCCGAACCTCACGATCCGGCGCGAGTTGGCCTTGGACACCGGCTCGCCCAGGATCACACCCTGCCATTTGCGCTTCATGGCGTCGTCCCGATCGAGCTGCGGCTTTCCGCCAGCATGGCACCGCTCGACCCCGTCAAGCTCCGCGCCTCGACGCTCGGCGTCCAGCGCAGCACCTTCAGCGGGCGGATCATATGCGCCGGGATGTCCTCGAAGCGCCGTCCGGCCATCAGCCGCGGCCAGAGGCGCTCGGCGCGCTCGACGCTCTGCTCGGGATCGGTAGATGGCTGCGCTTCGACTGGCTCGCCGTCCTCGAAATCCCGCAGTTGCGGCGGGTATGGCGCGACCTTGCGACCGAGCGTGAGCGCTTTGTGGCCCGCTGGCGTAAGCGCGACGCGGTCGTCGCCCCACTCGGCCAAGCCGCGCTTGCGCAGCGAGTGAATAGCGCTGTTGAGCCGGATGCGGTTCTGTATGCCCGCGATCCAAGTCCGCCACGCCTCGATGCTGGCCTCGCCGCCCTGGCTGTCCATCCATTCGCAGATGACCCGGGTGAACCCCGCCGAAACCGCCGCGCGGTAGCGCGAGCCGCGCACGGGCCTCGTGGCTGCGAACCAGTATGTCCAGCCGCACTTTGGCGGCCTCGTAGGGACGTAATTGCTCTCGACGACGCGCTTGCGCTTGAGGTGCGCCAGCGAGCCGAGGATCGCGCCGCGGTCCATTTGCGGCAGCGCCGCGCACAGATCAGAGGTCGTGACCCGGCCTCCGGCGACGCGCAGGGCGTTGGTGACCTGCTCGATCGCGGTGATCCGGCTCATCGCCGCGCCTCGGGCTGCGTCGCCGCCGCCGGGTCGAACCGCAGGCGCTTCTTGCGCGCGATCTGCAGCGCCTGGAGCTGGCGAGCCGCCGGAAGCCGCTGCCGCCGCTTCCAATTGCTGATGGCCTGTGGCGAGGTCGAGAATGCCCGAGCCGCCGCGAGAGTGCCGCCGATGGCGGCGAGGAACTGGTCTAGGTTCATGGTTCGCCACGGCTACTACACCCCGCGTGTATAGGTCAAGCAGACTATTCGCACGAACCTGTTGACGACCTGCACCGCTGGTGTATGTTTGCCCTGTCGCCGCGTTGGCGACGCAACCGGGGAGACAGACTATGAGCAACATGTCGTTCATCGATGACTGCGAGAGCGCTCTGCGCCGCATCGACATCGCCAAGGCCAACGCCGAGCGCGACATCATCGCGGCGCTGACGCGTCTGCGAGACATCTGCGGCGCGCAGATCGACCGCACCGTGCTGATGTCGGTCGAGGTCGCGAAGGCGTTCGACAGCGAGTACCAGACCAGCGTCGCCAGCGTGACCGACATGGTCAGCGAGATCGCGGTTCACGCCGAGAGCACCATCACCGTCGAGCTGGAGGGCTGACCATGCACCTCGTGTTCGCCGCCCTGATGGGCGCCACCATCGCCGCGATCATGGTGCTGGCATGATCCGCGACATCGAGATCGCCTTCATGGGCGCGCAGAAGGTCGCCGCGCGGTCCTACGAGCACGGCGAAAAGTTTCGCCGCGTGATCGTCGAGATCGACAGCCTGACCATCCGCCTCGACCCCTACGACGCGCAGCGCCTGCGCGACGCGCTCGACTGCGTGTTGAGCGAGCAGCCGCTGGAGGCAGCATGACCCGCCCCCTCCCCGCTGTCCGCGCCCTGCCGGACACCCCGGCGACGCTCCGCGCGCGCATCCAGTTGCGCGTCGAGCTGGCCCGCGACCTCAACCCTGAGACGCTCGACTACCTGCTGGCCCACCAGCGCATCGCCGCGTTGGAGCACCAGCTTGCCGCGATGGAGGGCAAGCGATGAGCCGGTTTGCAATCGTCCCCATGAGCAGCGGCAGGGGAACGCGCGGAACGTCATATGCAGTCTGGGAGTACGACCTGACCAAGCCTCGAGCCCAGAGGAGGGATCTTCCGCAGGGAGAGGTCGTCCGTCTCGTTGGCTCATATCGGAATGCATCAGAAGCAACTTTGGTTGTCAGGCAACTGGAGGGCAAGCGATGACCAGCGAACGCCGCAAGCTGTTGCGGACCTACCGCAGCATGATCAAGCGCGCGGCCCACGCCCCGCGCGGAAAGAAACAGTCCCGCCTCGCCGCCCTGCGCGGCTGGGTCCACCGCCAGCTCAAGAGGGAGACGACCAGTGATCGCTGAAGGCATCCACCACGACATCGACTTCGCCACCTACCTGTCCGGCACCGGCATTCCGGCCCCGGCGGTCAGCGGCAGCGACCTCGTCGCCTACGAAACCGAGTGCCCGGCTCACGCCTTCGCGTTCTGGCGCGGTAACCCGGATCGCATCCAGTCGGACAGCACGCCCGCGATGACGCTCGGCACCGCCGCGCACTGCTACATCCTGGAGGGTGCCGACGCCTTCCGCGACCGCTACGCGATCAAGCCCGAGGGCCTCAACTTCTCGACGCGCGAGGGCCGGGCGTGGCGCGACGCGCAGGAGGGCCGGTCAATCATCAGCTTCGACGCGCACATGCAGATCATCTCGATGCGCGACGCGCTCATGGCCCAGCCCGACGCCCGCCGCCTCTTAGAGGCCGGCGGCCGGGCCGAGGTCACGATGATCGCGAAGGACGAGGAAACCGGCCTGACGCTGCTGTGCCGTCCCGACCTGTGGATCGGCAGGGCCGGGCTGGCGGTGAACCTCAAGACCACCGCGAACCCCGCGCCGAACGCATGGCGGCGCACCTGCGCCAATCTCCGCTACGACCTGGGCGACGCGATGTTCCGCCTCGTCGCCGGGTTGCTCGGCGTCCAGCGGCCCTCGCACGCCTTCATGGTCGTCGGCAGCAACGCCCCGCATCTGGGCTACGTCGCCGCGCTCAGCGCCGAGGCCGCCAGCGCCGCTGACCAGCAGCTGCGCCAGATCCTGCGCCGCTTCGCGAAAAGCGTTGCGTCGCAAGACTGGCCGGGCTACACCGTCGGTGTTTTTGAAATTGGCCTCCCGTTCTGGGCGGCCAACGAGATCGCAACCAGCATCCAGAGGGAGTACGCAGCATGACCGACATCGCAAACAACATCGTGAACCTGCCCGCAGTCACGACGGACTACGATCCGCTGGCGCCGGCGCATTTCGAGCATTCGCAGCGCGTCGCCAAGATGTTCGCCGCCAGCGAACTCGTCCCGCCGCACCTGCGCGGCAAGATGGCCGACTGCCTCATCGCCTACGCGATCGCCAAGCGCACGCGCGAGGAGCCGCTGGTCGTGCTCCAGAACATCTATTTCGTCAGCGGGCGCGCGGGCTGGTCGGCCACCTACATGATCGCGAAGGCCAACCGATCGGGCGTGTTCGCGCGGCGCATCAACTGGCGCGTTGAGGGCGAAGGCAAGAACCTGCGCGTGACCGCGGTGGCCACCCTGGCCGACAGCGGCGAGCCGGTCGAGGCGACGGCGTCGATGGCGATGGCCGAGGCCGAGGGCTGGACGAAGAATCCGAAGTACCGGACCATGCCCGACCAGATGCTGCGGTACCGCAGCGCGACGATGCTGATCCGGCTGTTCGCGCCCGAGGTCATGATGGGCCTGCCGGTCGCGGACGAGATCGACTACTCGCAGGCGCGCGGCCCGTCCGGCGCGATCGACATCACTCCGCCCCCCGCTTCGTCGCCGCTCGCCGCAGTCACGCAGGCGATGGACGCCCTCCTCGATGCCACCGAACAAGAGGCCGACAACACCGCGCCTGCCGCGTCGGATGCAGACTCCCCGGCTGCAGCGTCCCCGGACGCCCCGACAGGCGCACTCCCGCAGGAGCTGGCCGAGCGCGCCCGCGCCATCGTCGCGGCGATCCGCAAGGCCCAGACGGTCAAGGACATCGACCGCGTGATGCTCGCGCAGCGCGGCAACCTGGACGACATCAGCGCGGCCAGCGCCGAGGCGCACGAGCGCATCATGGAGGAGAGCCGCCGCCGGGTGGCCGAGGTGGCGGGGTGAGAGACGAGAACCCGCACATCCGCGCCGCTGGAGAGGCGTTCGGGTGGATGGAAGAGGACCGCTGGGCGAAAGGCCCGGCGGTCTACCTCATGGTCTCCGCGATCCTCGGCGCGATGACCGGCGGCGTCGTGATCGTGTTGGCGGTGATGCGGTGACCGACCACCGCGCGCATGACAGGGCCACCCGCATCGCCCGCGAGCGGTGGAACGCCGTCTTGGTCGTTGATGGCCGCCGGATGACCGGCATCGCTGACTGGGATGGCCTGTCGCAGAACGCGCGCGACGAGGTGCTGGCCGAGGTCGAGGAGATGCTGATTGCAATCGAGGCCGCCGGGCTGGCGGTCGTGGAAATGGAGGACGGACGATGAGCGCCGACATCGTGGCGCGGCTTGCTCGCCACGCGCATATCAACGACAAGCCGTTAAAAGCCCGACAGGCGATGCTCGACGCGGCCGACGAGATCGAGCGGCTGCGGGCAGAGCGCGATGCGCTACGAGACGCGGCCCGCGAATATCTGACAACGCTCGGCGGCGCGATGAAGGCGGGCAAGTTCCAGATGGGCGGCTCAGCCGAGATGGCGCACTTCGTGCGGCAGGCGATGCAGAAACTTGACAGCCTTGTCTTTGACCGCGATGGGCCTCGACCCGCAGGGCTAGAGCGCCTGCACGAGCCGCTCAAGAGGCCGTCATGACCCGCCGCAAGACCGATGGCGAAAGGGTAGCTAATGCCACCGAGGGGCTTGGCCTCGTCGGCAAGCACCATCTCGCCAACCGCATCGACCGTATCATCCGCCGCCGCATGGCCGAGGCGTGGGAGGAGGGCAACGTCAGCCCCGGCTATCTGAAGGACAACCCATACCGAGGGAGGAAGAAGAAGTGACGATGAGCACGGAATATGAAGGCGACAGCATCAAAACGCCGCACGGAACGTTCTATTGGAGCGATACGCTTCTTTGTTACTGCAATTCCATCAGGGTGAGGAGCGCGACGCATGTTGAGATATTCATCAGCGAGCTGTCCTGCACCGACATGCGCGGCGCAATCGCCGCCGCAAAAGCGTTGATGCCAACGGTCACGCAAATCGACACGATTGCAATCAGCCTAGATGCAATGCATCGGGATACGCAGTATCGCGTCGTCGACGGGCAATGGAGGACTGCACTCTTTCGCCTTCCACCGCCAAAAATAACGCATGTTCAAAAGAGTGCTCAGAAATGAGCAGGGCGTGCGTCAAAACGATAGCGGTCGCAGCTTACTTGGCGATGTGGGTGTGCGCGTTCTGGGAGGCGATGCCATGACCCTGTTCACCGCCAGCGGCAGCCTGCCGCGCCACCAGTACGTCTCGGTCAACGGCGCATTCCTCGGCTACGACGCCGACGAATGGCTGCCGGCGGTCTGGTTCGGCCTGCATAGTCATCCTGGCCGCGCATGGGGCTGCACGGTGCTGCTGGAATGCGGCGCGGTCTACCGAGACCTGCCGCCCCACGCGCTGGCGTTCTGCGACGACCCGCCACCTTGGACGATCAAGGACGCGCAAACATGGGACTGCTATGGCTCGCAGTTCTCGCTGCAC